TGTATAGACAGGCGGTGTACCCCCTAATGTTAATGTCTGTTCGGTATACTCTGCTTGTAATTTTGCATCTCCAATAACAAATACTGGAGGATCTGGCACTGGTGGCGGGGTAACATTACTTAAATCTAATGCATCAATAGTAGGGTCGGCTACAGGGACGAATGTGGGGAGACTGACATCATCTGGCATTGCCACAGTTGTCAGACTGCTAACGAGAGAGAGATTCACTATTGGCGCCACAGGAACACTTGATAAAGTTGGCACATCTGGTAAAGCGGGGAGCGCCAACACTGGAACACTAGGTAGCGACATAGCGGGGGGTAATCCCGTATAGCCGACCAATCTTTCATGTAAAACTTTTATAGCTGCATATATTACAACCAACGGATAATATTCCACTGGGAAATTAGATATAGATGGAGTACCTGTATCAGATACGGCCCCGTACTTAACAACATCGACAGAACCTACAGCAGTTTGAGTCGTTGTTGGTAAAATATATACATTACCATTACGTAAATACCATGCGGGATATTCTTCTGTAACATATAATAAACTACCACTATTTGCAGCTTCAAATCTATTAGAAGCTGGAATTTTAGTTGCAACTTTTGATCCCCTAACTACATTAAGAATACGATGATGACTAGACACGCCCACACCAGCTCCATTGTCGGAATGTCCAACTTGCCCTCCAAACTGTTCAAGTTCTTGGGGCTTTGTTTCAGCAATGCGTTCTACTATATCCTTAACCCCATCAGCCAACCATTGACTGATCTGAGTTCCAGCCGAAGAACCTGCTAATGCTTCTACTTGTGTTGTAAAACTTGCCATATTTTCCTTTCAGGAAGCGGGGGAGGGAAATCAGGAGGCAGATTCCCTCCCCATCCGTTTATTTAGTCGTTACTTCCATACTGCGTGAGCTTCTGGCATTAAGATATCCAGACCAGCCTCAGTTTGAATGAGGTCAATCCTTCTATCAACACCAGTATTCTCAAGACTCTGCACCCCAACGTGAATTGAAGTGTCACGATTCACACCGTTACCGACCAATGGTCTGTAAGCAACATGTTTCATGTTCACTGCAACAATCTTTGCTGAGGACTGTGCACCGTCTAGATGAATATTACGCGTGACATTCATATCTCCATACGGAGTTGATATCTTTGTAATATCCAAACCAAACTTCTTGCCTTTACCGCTAATTGCCATGTCAGCACGGGCGAGTGAATTTCCTCCGCCAGATGTCGTTTGTGTTGCGCCAGCAACATACGGTTGTGCTTGACCAAGGTTATTAGCAAAATAGCCAGACAGTTTGTGTAGCCAGTTGTACACTTCTGTAGAGACCATAAATAAGGTAGCTCCAGCATTATTATATCGAGGATCGACATAACTAGACATATCATCTAGGAAATCATCTTGTGATTTCTTAGCAAGGTCTAAGCTGAATATGTTACCATTATTCAAGATATAATCTACAGCACCCTGTGTATACCGAATAGTACCGTCAGTACCTTTTGAATTAAAAAGTAAAGCAGTTTCGATATCCCACTTATGTTCTATGAGCTTTTGCTTCCACATTCTAGCCCATTCATCAGAAACAAGCTTCAACTGGGTTGCCCTAGCTGTGTTTGTCATCTGACAAGTGGTTTTGAATATTTGGGTTAAGCCATAGACATCTACAAACGGAGAATCTTTCCAAGTATCTGGAAAGGTTGAACCTTCTGCATGTGCACTACCAACGACGTAGCATTTGTCACCTTCTGCTGGAGCAGGTAATACGAAAGCATCAAAAGTTGTTCCAGAAGCTTCGTACTTAGAACCAGGGAAAGAAAATAGGTCATAAGCACCTATTGACACTCCACGTACTACTTTCACAAAAGCATGACAAGCTTCAGCAACAGGATTAGCTGCCGCTGCAGTAACAACGCTAACTATTCGTACAACAATATAATCTTCGTCATACAACGCAGATCCTGGTACTTCTTCATCAACTAATGTATGTGTCGATCCAGTTTCATGTTTACGAATAGGAATCTTCAGCAATTGTCCAGGCATTAAAAACTGAGGTTTTGTACCTGTAGCTCCAATAGCAATCGCAGTCTGTCCTAAGATAGATTGCACATTACCAGCAGATAAATAATCAGCTTGCACCTGAATGCCAAATTCCTGATCTTTTGCTAGTTTTGCACCTGCGAGACTATATTCAGCATATGCTGCGCCATCGTCGTCATAATTTGAAGAAGTAGCATTTGAATCTACTGCACTTACGTAGCAATAGCGTTTCATCCAACTACTTCTCTGTTCTACCGATTTCCACTCTGGGTCATCAGTCGGTTTTCTCGCTGCCATTGATAGGAAGCGAAAAAACGGGGTTTGATCAATGCTTAATTCAGAGACCATGGGACCAAAGTTGTATCTACGCCTAAGATCACCAATACCGCCACCATCAGTGGCAACTACGCCTGAATTAGCTTGAGCTAAAGCAGATAAAAATTTAGGATTATCAGCCATTATTAACTCCTTCGTTAGTTATAAGGACTTATCCAAATAGATTATCTACTCCCCCGTCGATTTCAGATAGTGCTTTGAAGACCAACTTATTATGGTCGGTTTCTTCAGTTCCAGCACTATTAGTTGCACTTGCAGATGTAGGTATACTTCGTACTGCCTTCATTTGGTTCAGCATATCAGATTTGGTACTTTTAGCGACATTGCCCATAAACTTATCTTTATTCTTGAGAAAATATATATCATCATATGAAATTTGATGATCATCTGCCCAATTCATCATACCGTCAAAATCCTCATCACTGATTTTATGGCGGGACTTGAAATCTTCAGCAGCGCGTTGCTGTTCCAAAGTACGCGCTTCTTGACTTCTATTGTCCCGTTCATTCTTCAGTTCATTTTGGACTCTTGTATTAACAAGATTATCAACCATGTTATTAAATACCTTAGCCGAATTACTATCGGGGGTCTGAACAGCTTCATCCATATCAAATACAAAATCGTCAGGTAAATTGAGTTTATCTTTCATATCTACTGGTTTTCGTCCTTGTTCTAGGTATTCTTTTATTGTTTGAACCATTCCCTCATCACTTTTGAGGGACTCAATGAACGGCTTAAACGTCTCAACTTCATCCAGCTTAGTTTTCATTTTCTGAGCTTCTCTGGAAGAGTCTTTATAACGCTTTTCCCAATCAATTCCTTCTTCTACAGGGTCAGCTTTAATGGAATTGTTATCTTCCTGCTGAGTTACCTCGTCTGGTAAGGTCTTCATTGTTTCTTGGATTTCGTTATCTTCGCTATCAATGATCGAGCCATTCACGTCACGATCTAAAGCATCGAAGAATCCATCAGAAGAGCCAAATATAGCATCTGAAACAGCTTCCTGACCAACACCGGTCTCTACATCGGAAGTAGTTTCTTCCACTACATCTGGGTTTGCTTCACTTTGGTTTTCACTCATTTTATTCTCCCTTGCCATTTAAGGCGTTAGATTCGAGTTTCATTTGCCTTCTTTGTAAATCAGCTTCGGATTTGACTTTATCAGCACTACGAGCATAAGACGACTTAGCATCTTGCGCCGCTTTACTGACTTCGACATTTCCTTGCATGATTCTATTCTTGATCCCAGCTTGGACAAGCTGCCTTTCAAGTGTTTCGATTGTTCCTTCTTTATCTTGTAGTGTTTTATCCATTTCTTCAAGTTGAGATTGTAATTGTGAATATAGACTCTTGCGTTTAACGATATTTTCTTTATTACGAATATCAGTTTCAGCAAGAACAGCTATATCATCTACAACCCCTAATTGCATTAATTCCTTTAATTCAGCTAGGTAAGCCCATCTGTTTAAAGGTAACGTGGATCCCGCTACAATACGGACATCAAATCTTGCAGTTTCATAATCATTCCATTTAGATATGGCTTGACCATAATCATTATAAATTGGAACATTAAGTTCAACTGTCTTTTCTTCATTAATATTATTAGGTTGCACTAAACGAAATACTTTGTGTGCTGTATATACAGATTGGGTATAATCTTTTACTACTTCCCCCATATGTTTAAGAGCTGGTTCTATAGAACTTTTAAGCCATTGCTTTACACGTCGCGTTCCATATTCATCCAATGCCAACAAACCTCGGTAAGTTTCAACATTGGGGTCTGATTGACCCATAGCAGTTGAATAAATGCCAGCCAAGTATTCCATATCAGCTTTTCCAGTATCAACTATAGTATAAAAAGCATTACTAAGTTGGGCGGGTAATATTTCCTTTGGAGGTTCATACCCTTGGTTAACTGGTAAAAGAGCACCTGGGGCTGTTGCAAATCTTTCCCAATAATCAGTATCTACAGATCCTTCATGATATATCCAACGTAAACTAGATCCTAATGAGGCGTTATGTATCATAAGCTGATGAGCTTTGTTGATTTCTCTTTGTTTACCAACCAGGGGCGAAACTGCACTCAATGGAAATGGGGTACCTGTCCACTTATACGAAAACGGTATAATAGGATAGTGCCCTCCTGGCAACATTGTTTCATCCAAAGTTATATCTCCAGATACTTTAGTTAGTTTGACTTGCGGTTTGTGGAATACGACGTGATCCACAATAGTTTTTGCAAATTCTTCATCATCTTTTAATATTTTATACTGCTCCCAAGTAATGACCATATTATCTACTATAGACATCTGTTTTTGCATTTCAGCCATTAATTGTATCTGCATATTAGCCAATTCAGCTTCATTGTTCTTTGATAGTTTTTCCATTTCAAGCTGCATACGTTCTTGCAACATATCTCCAGCTTCTACTTGCTCTTGCATGGATTTAGCAGCCTCCTGCATTGAAACCATCATTTCTTGTTCAGCCGCCTTTAACTGTTCATCAACCTTCCCTTTTATTTCAGCCATCTGTTCTTTACTGGGAAGCTTCTGATAAAATACATTACAGTATTTAGTAGAATCCCTTTCATAGCATTCAAAATATTCTATTAAATCTTCGTCACGCCCTTCTTTATCGTATGAACTAGTCACATCTTTATATTGAAAATCGTTCGAATCTGTTATTCCTTTGGTAAAACTTTGATCAGATTCAACACTATGGGCAGCTTTCTTTATCTTAGATTCCCATTCTGGATACATATTTATAAGCTGCGTCTTAGGTAAAACCTTTCTTATAATAATATGGCTTGCATCTCTATATAATGGATCACGAGATTTAGGATCGACAAATACATCAAATGGATCTGGTTGCTGAATAATAACTTCCCCCATACCATTATCTGCATTTGGGTCAACGCATACTTGTAAAAACCCTATACCTTTAGTAATAGAATCATTCACTACATTTGAATATAAAGTCTGACCGTTTGAATAATTCCAAACATAATCAGCAACATCGGCAAATAAAGATGCTACGTCAGAATCTGACTGTTCAACACCTACTGCTTGCCATCTTGGGGAATTACTGGTTGCATAATAATTAAGCATTTCAACCACTGGTATAATCCTATTAACTGTAAAAGTAGGCATACCTTGATCTTCAAGGGCTTCTTTTTCTTGCTGCGTTAATTGATTGTCAAGATAAAAATCATGACCCTTTTGATTGACAGTTTCCCATCTTTGACGTACAGCATCATTTAATGCATCAAATAAAGATTTTATTCTTTTGGCTTTTTTATCTACCCGCTTAGCCATTATGCAAGTACCCAATTCTTAGGACGATACGTCTTTTTCTGGTAATAACCATCTTTTTCCTTTATAAGGTTCTTTGGTGGGGTGGCGTATTTTACAGCATATGCTAGCGCATCGATGGTATCATCATGCGCCATACGTGGTCCGAATGTAATAATTTCTCGGTGAAGATCGTAGTGATTTTTTTTAATAAATATTTGACCTATACTAAAACGCTGCGCAAGTATCTCTTGTATTCTATCTCTTTTAGACAATCTTGTTCCAGGTTTTTCTTCTTTCCATCTAACTGAAAAGTCATTTCTACGCATACATTCACTACGTAATGCTTGGAAAATAGGTCTACTCATCGTTGTTTCTTCTACTGTGAATAGGCTTGGGTGATACTGATGAGCAAAATTAAACATAATATCCACAATACCAGGCTTACCCTCCCCAACGATAGCCATGACGGGTAAGCTTCTTTCTCTAGTATAATCAAGGACATATAAATTATTATTAGCATCAACTGCAATAGCCATAATGACCGAATAATCACTGTCTCTTCTGTTAATATCTGTTGCTGGGTCGACACCGACATACACATTAACTGGCTTAAGATCGTCATCGTGATAAATATAGGAAATGCCATGATCTTCAACATATTCATAATGTCCTTCCCAGTATTTTATATGTCTACTATTAAATACTGAATCTTCTTCAGATTGAACTTCCATCATATATTCTTGGTAAAACTTACTAGGCATACCAGAGTCGCGATAGAATTTCTTTTTTTCTTCTAGTTTCTTCTTAGGAAACCAAGAGTCCCAAAGAACATTTCCCTTATTATCAATAACCTTATATGTTTTTACATCCCATGAAAAATCTTCTTTATTCTTTGAAGCTCTTTCATGATTAACTAATAAATTATTAATGAAACTATCAAAGTGCACAGGTGTCCCATTAATACGCAATCTACCGGTGTGTGGCTCCAATGCTGGATAGACAACTGCCGTAATAAGGTTTGCATTCTTTGTTCTACTTTCTGGTGTAAGAGTATTATTTTCATCTTCAAAATCGTCCAAAACTATTAAATCATATCTTTTGTGTAACTTAGCACCACCACGTATACCAGACACATTAGACTTAGAAAGCAACTTACAGCCATTACTAAGTTCAACATCTTCTTCTGTCCACTTCCTGCCTTTTAAGTTTCCAAAGTAATAATTGATCTTTTCATTAAATTCTAAATGTGTCTTTATATAATCCATATTACCAGTAGCTAGTTTCTGGGTTGCAGAAACCCAACCATAAAATAGTGGTTCCCTAGCAAAACAAAATCTGTGAAGTATATCACACTTTGTTAAGACAGTCTTACCGTGCCCCCTAGGCATTATTATAGCCAGCTGCTTACACTCTTGGTCCATAATTGAATCAGCAATTTCATAATGGAACCAAGGTGTTTCACTGCGCATAAAATCATCTGGCAAAAATAATTTACCAAAGGCAATCATATCCTTACTTGCCATGACTAAGGCTTCTTCAGCCTTGGATACATTTTCTTTATTGATGTTTGCCAACTTGACTAAGATCCCTTAACCCTATTGGGTTATCATTTGGTTGCTTATTATATTCGTCTGCCGTTGTAGGTTCCCAGATTTCTTCCATACAAGGATCACATATACCGCTTGGATTCATAGTAGGACTATCACATTCGTGACATGCAAAAGGAGTAGGCATTAATATTCCACGCTTACATAAGCCATTGGTGTTACATTGGCTATATTATCAGGTGTAAAATTTGCATTACTAATATATTCTCCCCAAATTTTCTTACGTCCCTCTATTGTAATTGGCT